CCAGCAGTACCTCCGACGGCACCGGCAGCAGTTCCGGTAGCACCGGCAGTACCAGCAACAGTACCAGCAGTACCGGCACCAGCACCAGTTGCGGCAGCACCTCCTCCAGCAGCAGCGGCAGGAGCAGCAGCAGCGGGAGCAAGAGGAGCTAAAACACCAGTTGCAAGAGCGGCAATACCCGCAGCAACACTAAGACCAGTTAAGATGTCTTTCTTGGTCTCATCTTTTCCAGCCGACTCGTATAGTCCGCGTATGCCTTTTCGGCGTTGGCCAGGAGCCCCGCCTCTTGCGCCGCGTCCACCTGGGCCTAAGCTTGCTGATACAGGGTCTGCTGCACTCATTACTCACCCTTTACTAAATAATCTACTTTAAGAAATGTGTATGTTTTTCCACCAGCCGTAATTGTAGCAGGGCGTCCAGTAAGTGGTCTGTGACAAATCTGGATAAAGGCTGCTTCTAACTCTTGTAAGCTATCAAACTTTAGGTTTACAGCGTTTCCATTAGAGTAAACAGTGCAAGAATAATCGTTTGCTTTTGCTTTTGGTGGGCGACCAGGACGGCGAACAGGCTCTTCACTAACAAGCTCTTTTACGCTTTCACTTTTAATAGTTACGTTTCCTGTCTTTGTTGCTCGCTTGGCTGGTGCCTTTTTTGCTGGGGCTTTCTTTGCGGTTGGCATACTTACCTCTTGGTGTGTTTAAAGACTAAATAAATGTACTATAGTTATTTAGTAGATAACCTATATGTCCTATAACATCAGGTTACAAGCTTTAATAATACCTTTAGATTGGAGTTAAAATGTCAGACGATACCAAAGTTGGGGCAGACCCCCGGTTCTCTTTACAATCTTACCAAGGAATTCTTCACGTATGTGAAGACGTATTAAAAAACTACCGCCTTGGGCTTTTGGAAAAGAAGGACGTTGATGCGATGATGTCTGTTGTAACTGTGTCCCGGCAAACTCTGTCAGATAAAAGCAGGTACTCTCAAAAGAAAAACCCAGTCATGCAGGAAGCCGACGTATCTGAAACATTAACCTCTAATGGTCCCTTTAATGTTTTTAGCGGCGGCGCTAAGTGACTAAAAACACGAATGTTTTGCTACCAAACCAAGACGGATTTTGGGACCCAGAGCAGTACTGCCACTTAAATAAAATTAGGGCTAAAAGCGGAGCGTTAGTTCCGTTTCAGCTTTGGGACCATCAGCGCATTTTAGCGGCAGCAGTACGACAGTGCTATCAAGATAGAAAGTGGCTGGTACACGTAAAACCAAGGCAAGAAGGTAGCAGTACATTTTTTACTTGTGTTGCTACTCAACATGCAATGTTTAGAAAAGGTTGCCGTGTTGGACTGCTGGCGCACAAGAAACAAATGGCCCAAAACTTGTCTGAAATGGCTGTTCGTTTTCACAGGCATATGCCCGAAGTTCTGAAGCCTAAGAAAACTACTGGACTAAAAAGAACACTTGAGTTTCCTGGCCTTGATAGCAGGATGGTTGTTGCTTCTGTAAAAGACGAAGAACCCCTTCGTGGTGAAACTGTACAAGTTCTTATGGCTACAGAAATTTCTGCTTGGTCTGAGATTGCTGGTCCAGAAGCGTGGACATCTGCTTTAAACGCGGTACCAAGTGATGGTGGTTTTGTTATTGCTGAATCTACTCCACGATACCATGGGGACCAGCTTCACGAATTATGCATGGACTCAGAAAACCCACACAGCAAGTGGATGAAAGTATTTGTTCCGTGGACGTTTGTGAATGAGTATTCAGTCGATCCCCCTCCTGGGTGGAAACCAGATTCTTTAATTAGAGACTATGCAGATCAAAACAAGCTTACTGCAGCGCAAGCTTTTTGGATGCAAACAGAAGGTCTACAAAAGTGCAGGAATAACTTAGAAAAGTTTAGAGCAGAGTACCCAGTCAATGAGCTTGATTGTTGGGTTCTTGCTGGCGAGTCTATTTTTAATACTCGTCGTCTTATGGAAATGCTTGATTTAATTGACAAAGGGACCGGGCTCAATGCTGAAAGTGAGCCATATGTAGAGTTTTCTCCTCCAAAGGATGAGAATCGCTACATCATCTTTTGCGATCCGGCAGGATCTTGGTCTGCTCGCGATATGTTCGGGGTCCAAGTGATTGATGTTGACAACTGTGAACAAGTCGCTGAGTACCTTGGACATAGCGAAGCCTTTAAAATGTCTAATCAATTAATACAGCTTTCTAAGAAATATAACAATGCTCGCGTCTATATTGAAGCAAACGGTGTTGGAGAGGCTGTCTTGTCCCACTTACTGGCCAGTGGGTGTAGAAACGTTTACCACCGAAAAGCAAGCATGAACTATAAAGGAAGCAGCACCAGAATTCCTGGTTGGTATTCAACTGCAAAAAGCAAGGCTCAGGCAATTAGCTTTCTACAAGAAATTATTGACGACGGGTCTTTGGTTCTGCATTCCACTCGGTGCATTAGACAATTAATAAATTACAGGGGGCAGTGGGATAAACTTTCAAGGGATTCTTCTGGCGGTCACTACGACCTCGCTGCCGCAATGGCAGGCGCTGCTTGGGCGTGGAGAATAGAAATCGGAGCAAAGTGGGAAAATAGAAAGTTGTCTGATAAAGAAATAGCCAATAAAAACTGGAAACGTTTGATGAGAAAAATAGATAAAGCATCTACAATGGATTCAAACAGTCCTTGGGGAACCCACCGATGAGCAACGCTTTTTCAGATTTAGACCAACTTTCTTCCGAAGAAAAAGAAGTAAGAAAGCTATCTACGCTTATTACTCAAACAGAAGAAAACTTTCAAAAGAACCGGGCTGAAGAATTAATTAGAAATCTTGCCTACTATAGAGGTGAATTTTGGATGGGCGACGGTTACTCCGTTGGCACCGCTCAAGACGCTTCCAGGCACTACAATGCTATTCAAAATGAAGTTTTCCCGATTATTGATACAATTGCTTCGTCCCTTGCGATGGACTTGCCGCAAGTGGAAGCGCTGGACCAGCGTGAAAGCGCATACAAAATTCCATCAAGATCGCAAGATCCTACTTACGCCGGAAAGCGTGTTGCGGCTGCATTAAACTTTTTTGCTGAAGAAGACTCTTTAGATGAAAGCTTAAGAGAACTAATCCTTCATGCGCTTATTTTTGATATGAGCGTCATTAAAGTGATGTGGTCTTCAGATTTAGGCAGACCGATTTGGAGAACAAAACTTCCATGGGAGGTTCACTTTGATCCAAACGCTAAGCGCGTTGAAGATGCAATGTGGTGCTTCGAGAGGTTTGTTATTCACATTGAAGACCTGAAGTCTCGAATTGATAATGGAGTATACGAGCAGCCAAAGAAAACAATTAAAGGTGACACGTACCCAAGAAGCCTCGTTTACAACCAAATGAAAGATGAAGCAGAAATTAAGCTTCGTGAGGCTGGATTAAAAGAGTACGTTTCTTTGGTAGAGTTTTGGGATTTTAAGCACAACAAGCTCTATCATCTTCACCCAGACTCTAATCAAGTTCTAATGGAGTCAGAGATTCCATACGGTAGGCCGTATGAAGTTCTTGTATTTCACCCTGGTGTTGGCCGTATTCGTGGAATATCTGATGTTACTCTTGTTGCCCCAATTCAACGTGACATCAATGAACTGGTTAGCGCAAGGCGCGAGGTTGTTGCCCGTCTTCCTCGACGAATGATGATTGACTCAAAGCTGTTTAGATCTGACGATGAGTTTGAAAGATTTAAAAATGCACGCACCTGGGAGCCCACTTTGGTTCAGGGTCCCCCAGACGGAACAATTGACCAGCATATTTTTGTAAGCCCTGAAATGCCTACAACGTTTGATTTTAACCAACACCTTGGTCAGTCAGTAGATTCAATTAGGTGGCTTCCTGGAATGGCTGATTACCAACAAGGCCAAGTTAGAAACATTAGAACTGCTGCAGAAGCAAACATGATTCGCTCAGCAATTGAGGGCCGACTTGGTATTCGGTCTAGAAAAGTTGTTCGTGTTGTAACTACAATGTTTAGAAAAGCTTTGGATTCATTTAAGTGGGCTTTAGTTCATAAGGATGTTTCTGGAATAGACCTTGAAACAGTTTCTTCTTTAGTGCAGGATGACGTAGACGCCGCAACATTTGAAAACGAAGTACTAAACAAGTCGCCTAAATTCAGGCTTCTACCGTTTAGTCCACTTATGGAAGATAAGATTACTCGACGTGCCCACCTTATTGATCTTATTCAGTACCTGTCTTCTGCTGGTCCGATGTCTGAGGCTATCGATCAAAGTGAGTTGGCTAGAGAGATTGTTGACTCGTTTGGATTTAGGCCGTCTCTGGTTAAAAAGGATGCCGCAATGGAGCCGCCTATGCCAGAAGAGCCAATCGATGAGGCTGCTGCTATAGAAGATATGGCTGCTATGGGAGCAAACCCAATGATGGGAATGCCCGGAATGGTTGAAAACTAAGGATACTAAAATGATTAACTTTCACGACTTAGCAATGAGAGCACATGGCGGCGACAAAGACGCAATGTCTGTTTTAATTATTGAGGTTCCAAAAGGAACTATGAATGGAATGTCGCCAGAAGAACTAGTTAAGAAGATGGTTGGCGATAAGTCTATGTGCGACAAAATGGGCGAAATGGACCACTTCTCAAAAGATTCATATGATGCCTACGCCGAAGAGCATTCTGAGGAAGGACCAAACGATTTACAATCCGACTTGCAAGGTCTTTTAGATAATTGGACAGAACGAGACCCAAGCACTGTTGCTGGACAATATTACGAAGAGCTAAAAGAAGTTGTAGAGCGTAGTTTTGGCCCAACAGAAGTAGAGGGTGAAGAGTAGTATGCCCATCTTTATGTATGATTGTGGATCTTGTAGCAATTCATTTGAAGAGTTGTTTATGTCAAGAGACAATATTAAAGATTCTACTGATTGTCCTCGTTGTGGTAATGCTGCAAACAAGAGAGAGGTCAATAGATTTAGGCACGTTGGTCCGGTGTTTGAAGGCTTAGACGAATACAGCACTGCTTTTGGTAGTGAAATGAAAACCTACAAGCAGATTACCGAGTTTGAAGAGAAGCATGGAATGACCAGAATTCCTCATGACTCTCAACGATACCAAGATTACCGTGAAGAAAGCGTTCAAGAAGTGTACGAAATTAGCAATGCAGCCATTCAAGGCGGATACACAGGATGCGCTGATCACGTAACTAAGAAAGAAATGCAAGACAGCACTGGCTGGTCCGATATGAAGTACTCTAAGTGGAAGTCTACTTGTGATGCTACAGAAGCCGCTGCTCGTGCAGGAACTATTGATATATCTCAAAAAGCAACCGCTAAATCAGCGTCTAAAGAATAGGATTTAAAAATGGCTTACTCACCAGCAGAACTTGCACAAATGCCGCTTGAAGAACTTGAATCATTAGTAATGCAAGAGAGCCAGAAGCTAAGCGATTTATTGGCTACTGGTGGTCCAGAGACTCTTCCAGCGATGCCTGCAGAAGATCCAATGGCTGAAGCACCTATGCCTGAAGCCGCTCCAATGGAAGAGGAAATGATGGAAGAAGAGATTCCAGATATGGCTGTTTCTCCGATTATGGACCCAGAGGTTCCCTTGGATATGCTCTCTCCAGACATTATCCAATCAGCAACTACCGCAATGGTAGAGGCTGGTTTTTTAGACAAAGCAACTAATGCTATGTCACCAGATTTAATTGCTGTTTTGCAGGGTGTGGCAGACTTACTTTCACCCGGCATTTATAACTTGAACAATGATGCAGACTTAATGGAGTTCGTAAATGGAATCGCAACAGGAACAATCCCTCTCTCAGGAGCAACCAACACCGGAGCCGACGCAGGAGCAGGTCTCCCAGGAGCAGACGCAGGACTTATCCCCCCAGGACTCTGATGCTTTAGAGGTTACTGGAACAGAAGATTCTGCTGAGCAGTCAGTCTTAGCTGCAGCAGAAGAAACCCCAGAGCTTGTAAATGAGTCTCAAGGGGTAGAAGAGCAACAACAAGAAGTTGATGTAGAAGAAGTTGTATACAACAACCTTTCAGATGTTAATTTAGACAGTCTTTCTTCAGAGGCTCAATCACACGTTCGCCCAATTCTTGAGCTTGCTGCGCGAGAAGTTTCTTTAATGAAGGAACAAAAAGAAGCTTTAGACTCCGCAAGGAAGGAGTTTACAGAATTAATCGATGCAATGGAAAGTTCTGGCTATGACGTAAAGCCATTACAAAATCGTATTGATGAGCAGAATGAAATTATTGAATCTGTTTCGTCAGACATTATTGATACTGCTTGGCAAGCTTTTACTGTTACCCACCCTGAGTTTGAAAATATTCCAGACAATGCTCGGGACTTATTTGCAAAAGAACTTGAACGTTTATACGAAAGATATGACGGTAAAACAGTATTAGATAGAATGAATAACGCTTATGACTACTCGTTGTGGAAGTCTGGTGTTGACAAAAATTCCCTATCTTCTGGAAAAAGTGTTACTGTTTCCGAGGACACAAAAAACATTTCGCAAGAAAAAAACCAGAATGCCAAGAAACACGCAGTTATCGCTGACGGTAGGATCGCAACAAGCGCTCCTGTTCGCAGCGTTGATGAGCTTGATTGGGGCGACGTTCTGGATCGACATGCTCACCTTTTGGACAGATAAAACCAATATTGGAGAATAACTCATGGCTCTTTTAGAGTACGCAACACTCACGGTGCCGGATGTCGTAAAGAAGTCCGTCGTCTCTTTCTATAATCGTGACCCTTTGTTGAAGGCTCTTCAGAGCCGTATGCAGGTCAAGCGTTCTGGCGGAACTAACGTTCGCGTTGTTCGCGTTAAGTCTGGACACTCTGATGTTGTCGAGATTAACGAGACCAACCTTTCGGTTCCACTTGCTAAGCGTGAAACACTCAGCGCAATGACTGGTGACTGGGCTAAGTACATTAAGCCTGTAATCCTTCCGCACATCGATCGTGATCGTATGAGCAGCAAGGAAGAGGTTAAGCGCTTTGTTCAAGATGAGTCTGGTGCTGCAATGCAAGCGCTTCGTAACGATGTTTCTCGTCAGATTTATCTCGGAAACATGACTACGCTTTCTGGTCTTGCTACTCTGAACGGTGCTCGTACTGCTGGTACAGCTTCTGGTTTTGCAAACGGTGCTCTTGCTTGGCGTACTCCTGCTAACCAAGCAGCAGATGGTCTGACCTATCTGAATGAGACTCGCGTTAACGATACTACAAACTTCGTTGACAACTGGTTCAACCAGTTTGCTACTGGTACTCCTGGAACAAACTTCCTGGATGCAGCACAAAAGCTCAAGATTACTGCTGATACTTACTCAGAAGATGAAGAGGGTATTGCTCTCGCCATCTGCAGTATCGCTGACCATGTGGACATCGGTGATGAGACTCGCGCTGCGACCTCTGCTGCTGGACTTACATACAGCGTTGCTGATATTACCTCTGGTAAGGCTCTCCCAACTGTTCACATGGCGAACGGTGTTCAATACCACGCAAACCGATGGATGACCGCTGGTGCTACTGGTTCTGTTACTAACGCTGCCGGAACTGTTATTCAGCACCCTGTGTACATGCTTAACCCCAACACTGTAGAGTACTGGGTCAACGCAAACAATGACTTCCGAGTCACTAAGTTCACAGATCACCTTGAGACTTCTAACGTAGACGCTGATGTCGGTTACATCATCTTGGAGGTTCAGCTTGCTGTGACCAACCCGATGGCTAACGGCTGCATCAACACTGCTGAAGTTTCTGCTTAAAGCTTTACTTTTTGGAGAATTATCATGCCTGTACCTGACAAGGTTTATCTTTCAACACCTTCGGATACGTACACTAGCGCTATTGGCGTTACTGGTGAGATCCGTGAACACATCCATGCAACATACGGAAAGCAGTACTACCGTATGGTTAAGAACGACACAGGCTCCGAAATCGGAGCTAACCTTGCTGTTGTTTTTGATCTGACCGGAACTTCTGCTGATGGCGTAAAGGTAACTAAGTCTGGCGCATCTGCTCCAGCGGTTACCGTTGCTGGTATTACACAAAACGCAATCCCTACCGGAAGCTGGGGTTGGGTGTGCTGTGGTGGTCAATGTCTTGCTACTGCTGACGATGCTGTAGACATCTCAACGCTGGCAACAGTTCAGACTGGATCTACTGCTGGCGAGCTTGATGACATTGCTATTTCTGGTAAGGAGCACTGCATTATTGGAATCTTCCTTGAAGATAAAGCAGCAACTGGAACCGTTAAGGTTCAGCTTTCTAACCTAATGTAGTATTAATTTACTGCCTGCTAAGATCCCTTAAGAGTGGTATGCTCTTAGGGGATTCTTTTTTATAGAGGTTAACGTGAACTTATCTGATATTAGAGAGGCTATTCGAGTAAGGACTGGATACCCCGAGCGTGGTGAGGTCGGCACAAAGCGTCTTAATAGCGTAATTAATCAGTCTCTTAGGTCTCTTTGGGGAGAGATTCCAGAGGTTTTACTTAAAGATGAGTACAGACTTCAACTGGAACCAGAAAACGACATTACCGTTAAGATGATTAACGGAGACCCTAAAGCATTAAAGATTGTTACATGGGAAGGAGCAAGCACCTCAGATAGTGCGACAGCTAAAACTCTTATAAAGCACTTACTTCACAAAACCATTAACGGTCGATGGATTGAGTGGCAGCACAACGGTAAGTGGTACCATAGGCGTATTGCTGAGCTTGCTCTTATTTATACTGGGTATACAGACAGCGATCCACAAAAGATTGCAGACGATACTCCAGTCGCAGATGATAATCCAAATCAGCCTCCAGGCGGAAACCCAGAGCCACCCGATTCAATTGCTACCGGTGGTTCTGGGCCTAAAGCTGCTCCAATTCATCCAGACATGATTCCAAGCACCAATACGGCTCTTGGAGAAGGTACTCCATACGATACAGAACCTGCTGCTGAAGATGTTTATTACTGGGCTTTAATTGTTACTGAGCCTATTGAAGAGTCAACAATAACAAGAACAAGTGACGCTGCCTCTACAAGCGCAACTACGTACACTTACGAATACCCATATGACGCAGACATTCAAACTATACGTAGAATTGTAAAAAACCCAGAAGGGAATCCAAGAGAAATACCGCTGTCTTTAATGGGTAGCGAAATGTCACGAGCAAAAATTGGCAACGGTTGGCAAGCTGAAGGTGAGGTTCAGTACTATGCTCGCGGAGACTTTTTTCAACTAAGAGCGCCTCATTACACGCCGGAAGCTTCTCGCGCTAAAGATAGAGCAACAACTTCATCAGATGCACCCTTTGGCGCTAAGTGGGGGTTTCAAAAAATATTTACACTTCCGTCTACGGAACAACCAGATTGGGGTCCAGCGGGAGAGTTTTCTTATGTTGTCTGCCATGTTTGGGGAAGGTTCTCTCCCAATCAAAGACAAATTGATGGGGCCAGAGGTCGAGGAGCTAGAATTACAGGCCCAGATGCTGGCTATCCGTTTTACATTTCTTCCCCGTCTAAACCATCAAGTAAGGTGTCTTGCAATTGGGGTGGACAAGGTATTGAAATTGCCACACCAGATATAGACTATGTTTTAGGATATGCTCAAGATAGTAGCTTGCCGTCATACCAAAAGTCTGGCTGCGAAAAATGGATATTTAGAGCAAGACATTCTGTTGAAAAAGGCAATATTTCTGGATTTACGGGAACAGGTTCTATAAATACAGAGGTTGAAACCGATGGAATTTATTACCTATGGAGAATTATAGATGGTTCTCAAACAAAGGTTACAGACATTGGAGATTATGATCCAGTATCAAGGTATCGACTAAAAGACTTTATGGGTCACTATCATCTTAGGTTTGATAAGCGACCATCAAATCCAGACCCAATATTGGTGTCTTGTGTTCGCAGACCACCAATTTTAAAGTACGACACAGATACACCAAGCCTTCCGCCAGAATGCTACGGATGCATTATTGAGTTGGCTTGCTCTTTTCTTCTTGGTGATCGAGATGGAGACATGAAAAGAAAAGCTTCATACTATGATAATCATTTAATTGAGCTTCAAAAGCTTAAACGAATGTACTCATTTTCTGGTCATGAACGTCCGTCTTTTTCTGACGGGATGTCTTCTAAAAACTACAGAAGAGCCGGTAACTACCCAATTACGGAGATTTCTTAATGTCGTTTCCAGAGTACAAAGGAAAGAATGTTGGCTTTGCTAAAGTAATGGCCGAAGTTCCTGTGTCTGATGGAACTCTGGCATACGAAATTTTAAACTACACTGCAACAGAGGAAGGTTTTTTAGAGAACAAGTTTAGGCTTATGCCGCTTGTTCCATATGAGTGGAATGTTTTAGATGAAAATTATCTTGAAATAGGACCCCACCCAATAAGAGAACTAAATTCTGTTTTAGCAATGCAATTTATGTTGTACGATGGAGAGTCTCCAGAGCTTTTGTTCTTAACAAAAAAAGGCGTTTACAGGTTTCTTCCATCAAGCAGGACAAACTTTAAGAGCTATGGATCTATTGAAGATGAAGACTCAGAAAATCCCAGTTCAAGGGGTGTATCCGAGCAATTTTACTACTCGAAAGACGGCACAAAAACAAGCGTTGTTCCACAAGGAACACCTATGTACCCGCCTCAAACAGAGGTTGTTGGTAATAGAATTTACTTTACTTTTTGTGATGGTGGGGGAGCATACGTTTGGGATGGTTTAAAGGTACGTGACTTTGGTTTTGCAAGAGAACCTTCTGCTCCGTATGTAATGGGTCCAGCATCAAATGATGGGGCAGACGAAGCCAATGATGGATGGACAAACGGTGGAGGGTTTAGCGACGGTGGTCGAATAGGGACCCTAAACTACAACCTTCAATACGGAACAAGCAGTGGGCCAGTTACAACTGGCGGTATTGAGTCTGGGCTTTGGTACTATGCTGTAGTTTTTGAAAATGAAGACGGAGCATATTCAGTTACTTCTGAAAAAGGAAACAGAGTAACCATTCAGTTTTGGGTGTCTCAGCCTACGTCTAAAAGAGATGAAGATGGTATTGCATATTTAAAGCGTAGGTTTTGGATGTGCGACATTCCAGAGGGTCCTTCTGGAACTGTTGCAAGAGTTTTAGTTAGAACTATGAACCTTAGTTCGCTTCCTTCTGGAGAAACTGGAAAGCTTAGATTTCTTCACAGAATTCCAAACAACATTTCAAGACAATACATGGACGACATCCCAGACTCAGAGCTTGGGGATGAGTGGCAGCATAGAAGAAACGTTCCCGTTGGACTTTACTTTATGAAGTTCTTTAATGGTTCTATGTTTTTAATGAGAACAGAAAAGTTTCCTGCCCGTGTGTGGTGGAGCGAGCAAGGAACAACAACAGGCTCTATTCCCGAAAGCTTTATGCACAGTCATTGGAGAGATGTTTTCCCAGAGACTGGGGCTATTACTGGCTCTTTTACAGCAAGCATCAACAACCAGCAGTCTTTGTTGGTTTTTAAAGATTCTGCTGTCCATTACATATCCGGCTCTTACCCACAAGAAGGAACAGAAGGGTGGATCTTTGGAACTATTAGTACAATAGCTGGTTGTGCTGGCCCAAACCTTTGCCAGTCATCTCCTGATGGACAAATAATCTGGTATGGAAACGGAACCTTCTGGGCTCTTACTCAAGGAGAGCGTGGAGGAGTGGGGGTAGAAGACATTGGACAAGCTATTCGAGGAAGGCTGTCTAAAGTCAACAGAGAATACGAAAGGTTTGGTGTTTCTTGGGTAAAGAAATCAAACAAGGAAATTGTTTTTTGTCTTCCATATAAAGACTCTAAAGAACCAGATCTTCAATTTGTTTGGGATTACCAAAACAGGGGCTGGAGACTTCGTCAAGACTTAAAAATGAATGCTGTTGAGCAGATTGAGGACAACATTCTTATATCTGGGTCTTGGGAAGGTCGGCTTGGGGAGAAGGGCGAGCAAAAAGAATTAATTTCTGGAGACATTTCTCCTGATAGCGAAGTTGGAAAAGAGATTTATTCTCCAACAAAGTCTGTTTGGATTTATGGAAAAGGCTATCCAGCATACAGTCCCGGTTCAGATCTTATCTCTAAGTACACTACTGGATGGATGAGTTTTAATGATTTTGGCCCAGACTTTCATGCGTCTCAACGAGTTGCTGATTCTGTATTTGTTATGGAAGAGCGCTCTGCTAGAATAGCAACAGTAGAAACATACGCTGATTGGGACTTCGATAAACCCATATCTAAAGACTTAGAAATATCATGCATCCACCCAGAAAATGATGATATTCCAGTTTGGAACAATCTTTCTGTTTCTGTTTTGGGCGTTCCATTCCCTACCCCAGAAACAGAAAATGCTATCTATCCAAGATACGACTATCCGCATGACGATGTTTATCGAACAAGAAGAACATACACTCACCGTCTTCCGGTAGACGTTCCTTCGTGCAATGTTTTTAGTATGTCTTTGGTTTCGTCCTCTATTTACGATCCCTTAGCACTTATTAGCATCGACGCCTTTGGCCCAATTACCAGCCTTCCTGGGTCAAGAAGCCCAGCACTATACGAGAAATAAATGCCCCTTTATGTGCCGAATGGAATTTTTAAAGATGAAGTAGTAGACCCCGACAAGCTTTCTGAAGAGTGGTCGGACGCCAAAAGAATTGTTGATAACACCACTTCTTGGCAGTTTTTAAACGATAGAATTACTTATGACCAAGTTGCTGCAGATGGCGCTGGTGTTCGCGTAATGCAAAAGCAAAGGGGGGGATATATCTACGCTGGTGTTGGTAGGAATTACGATGGTCGTTACATTAGAGAGTATGGCTATGGTGCAACAAATTATATTCCTTGGCTGATTCCCTATCTAAAAGGCTTCCAAGAAGTGTGGGATGGAAGCATGGCTTTAGAGTGGACATCATCTTCTCCTGAGCTTGTTTTAGTTGGATACTCTTTGTGGACATACCGCTTGTCTTCACAAGATGAGAACCAATTAAATGAAGTATCTGATGGAGAATATATTGATTCAAACTGGTTTGGAACAAAAACAATGATCCGAACCCAGCTTGGATTAAAACTTGATGGAACTGTAATTGAAGGATCTGGTCCTGGAACAAACGTTGCAACCAACAGCCCAGAGTCTGTCATTAGCGCGGGATCTCAAGAAAAAGGCATCGTTACCTCTAGTCAGTCTGTACACCTTCTTAGGGCCGGTACACATAGGTTGACACCAGTTGCTGGCCAAGGGCCATCAGAAAGGCCAAGAGGCCAAGAAGACGGCAACTTTCGTAAAGCCGGAACCATGACTTATTATGATGATTCTGGAACACAACATGCTCTTGGCGGAGACCCCGCAGAAGAAAACACTGGTGTTGCTATAGTTAACTGCAGAGTACACGCTATACGTTTTCCAAGAGGAAAGCTTTTAGGAACTTAATTATGTCAGATTACCCGTCGTCAAATGACCAAATATCATCACGTTCACTTTCTGATCTACAAGAAAGAATTGGTAAAGAAGCAAACAACATACCTAAAGAAAGTGTTGGAAGGTCCTCTTTTGGGCCAGACCAGTTGAATGACTCTGTTTTTTATACAGCAAGAAACTTTAGTGTTAATGAGAGAGTTGGCTATAAATTTGGCAGGGTCTCAAATGTTTCGGACTACCCAGAAACCATTTATGGTCCTCATTGGAGAGTAAATCCTCCAATTGTAGATAAAGTTGCGACTAAAGAATCAGACCCTTTACTGGATATATGGCACAGACAAAGCAGAAGACTTTGGCAAAAGGTTTATCCACTATGTAGTAGTGGCATAATATCTTCTATTGAAGATGAAGATTCTGAAAATCTTGACAGAACTACTCATGTTGTAACAACAAACGACTGGTCAAACTCTGACCTTAATCCTACGCAAAAATCATGGATTGGGTATAAGGGTTTGTTTGGTGACAGGCTTTTTAAGATTTCAAACAAAGGCCGTGGCTATCATTTGTTGTTTCATGAAGACATTCATATTGCTCATTCTTTAGATAACGACACAACACTTAGTCCAAAAGAATGGAAAAGGTGGCTTTGTGGCATGCGTTTTTGGACAAGCATTATTTATGTTCTCTGTCCAAGCAAGGACGCTAAAAGAGTTATTTGTTGGTCCCCATCACACATGATTGGTGCAAGCGGTTCTGTTGTTCCAAAAGGATCTTCAGGTGCAAAAGGGGTAGTAAAAAACGAAGGGCAAAGCAATGCGGCAAGCATTAATATTACTCATTCTTACACCGATGTTTTAAATATAAACGATGTCTTTATTAAAAGAATGTGTGATGCTCACGGGTTCGATTATGAAGAAGAGAAAATGCAACTTAAGGAGGATTCGTTTTTTGGTTGGTGTACCATGTCTACCCTTGATCGTTGGGACGCTTTTCCTAAAGACGGCCTTACCTCTGCAGTAACAGACTATATAGCTGAAGTAGAAGGAAACTTATCTTACATTCAGGGACAAGAAATACATATTAGTGGCGGAACAGCAAACTTTATGGCCTTTAAATACGTTGATTTTGATCCTGAAGCTAAGCGAAATGAGCTTGGTCCGCGATCAAGCCTTTTTCAATATGGAAACGATCCAGAATAATTAAAGGAGCTTACTATGGCCACGATAATTCAAAATTTTGCTCCAGCTACTGATTCTGCAAACATACAAGAAATATACCAGCAGTGTCTTTATAGGCCCACAAAGACAGTTGAAGACGGAAAAGAGAGTGTAACGTTTGAAGCTTTAAACGGTGGTCTTAGCGAAATGAACTTGAAAGACTCAGATAAGAGACGAGGCATTTCTAGTTATTCTGGGCTCTTTAGGGAAGAAAAATTTAAAGCAGGAACATTTGCTCGTGGCTATTTTTATGGTTTTAATTTTCCTGAAAGATACCATCAGCACCAATTTAATATAGATAAAAATCAACTTAAAACCGCTTATACCCCAGGTAAGTTTTCAAACAGGGTTCGTGCAGCAAAAAGGTATTTTACCCCGTCGTACCAGCTTGGTTGTTCTGTCTTTATTCCTTACAAATCTGTTGTTTATATTACTTATCAAGGGTTTTTTGCTTCAGATGGTATTCGACAAAATTTTCCAGATTACAACTATACTGAAACTAACTCCGACAGAAAAGTTTATATAGGTGAGTTCTATAACAATAGGCTTTATGTGAACGGAAAATACGAACCTGGAACCGAAGTTATTACTCCAACTTCACGTCGCAATGACACATGTCTTCCGTATGAGTACAGGTGGCGGTGGAATCATAAAGCAAAAATGATTCACTTGGACAAAGGGTATCACGATATATCTGTTATGGTTTACCCTTCACTTTGTGTTGATAAAAAAGCAGGAAAACAACAAATTTACTGCGGTTCTATATCTGTGCTTGCTGTAAAAAGAGGAATATTAACTAGTGAAAGCAATAACCCAGAGTGGTATGGACTTGACATTAAAGAGTATGGTATTGAGCCTCCGCCACCACCATCCGTTTCTGGTGCTGTAAACATACCACCTCCACCACCAGGGAAGCCAGAAGCACCACAACCCCCACCAGAGTAAAACAATGGCAACAGTTGAAGAGCTTGAAGCTATAGACGCATACCGAGAAAAAAAAGATCTTGAAAAGCAAGTAATGACCAAGGGTCAAAAGCGTGCTGGTACAGCAAAGCTTTCGTTTGACTCTGCTGTTGCTTTAACAAAGCTTATTCTGCGTCAGCGTCAGATTAATAACCTTAGAAGGCTTCAGGCCCAGAGGGCTGCTGCTCTTAAAGAGCCTACGGTTACAGATGCAGACATGGCTGAGTACTCTGCAATGGCAGACGCCGCCGTTCGTCAGGCGAAGGCCCAGGGTGCTCGTGGTCAAGGTGGCGGTGGTTTAGATATTGAGCGACTCCAAAGAGCCAGAGAGCTTGCTTTACAAAAGTTTGGTCAGAAGCTTTCTGCAAAGCAAAAAGCAAGACTTAAGGACAGACAGATTACTGGTAAGCAAATGCAAGAGGATGCTACGGCTCTTCGTAGCATGCAATCAGAGCAAATTACGGAGACCTTTAAGGATATTAAAGACACCGTTGAGGACAAGGGAACCATTCAGCTTCTTGGTCAAGCAGGAATTAAGAAACGTCTTGCTGATACAAATAAAGCCCAAGAAGACCAAAAAGCAATGGCTGAAAAGCGTGCTAGCCGCAGGGGCGGAGAAGGCAAAATACCAAATCCAATTAAGTAAGGATTAATCATGGCTGAAATCACACAAGGACAAAGAGATGTCCCATACGAAGGCACCAACGTTCTCGGGGCGTTTACTGCTGGACGGCAAACTGCTGCCGGGACTGGCCTTAAGCCAGAAGCAGAGTCTATGCTTCGACTTGAGCTTCTCAAGGCTCTTTCTAGTATCTCAGAAACTGAGATGGAACTGGCTCAGCGGTCTGTCACTAGCTATGCAAACATTGTTGTTGCTAATTCAAACTCATACGCCAGTGCCGTTGCTGGTTTAAGCGCTGCTGCCAGGGTTGGATTAGACAACATTACTAGAATCCAGAATGGACTAGAGGTTGCTTTAGACATTAAGAATAGTAACGCTATTTTGTCTGGCACAAACGTAGACGAAAAGACAGCTAAATCCATGAGAGATGTGTTTGTACAGCAAGACACTGCTTTATTAACAAATGAAAACATAAATTCTTTAGCTGCTATTTTAGATGAACAAAAAGGAGACCCACGGGCTGCGGCACAAGCAATACAAGACCAGATTACAAAAAGTGCTGCTTTATACTTAAATGCAAATGTTTCTACTATTAGGCAATTGCAGCAGTCTGGTGCTTCGGCTTCACAAATTGTAAGTACAAAAATGCTAGCTCAAGATCACGTAATGAGCTTAGCTGAAAACGGATACCAAGCGGCACTTCAGGCAGCATCACAAGTAGATCCAAAGCTTGCGAGCTACCTTCAAGATCCAAGTGTTGCCCAAAGGGTCCGAGCTTCTATTGTAAAGGACACATATGCTGGTGAAATACACAGCCAGTTTGTCCCAAGCAGACAAGAGCAGAGGGCGATGAAGGCTGAGCAAGATCAGGCCAGGGAAAACGTTAAAGTATTTGAAACAAAAATTCAGGAGATGAGCGTAGGTCTTCCTTCTGGAGTTATTTCGGGTCTTCAAGAGTCTTTGAATATGAACAAAGAGCTTATTGATAAAGGCCCAGAAGGCTTTGCTGACTCCCTTATGGGAATGAAGGCACCATTAGAGGTGCAGATGGTAAAGCAATCCATTCAGAACCAGCTTAGAGAGCTTGATGATCCGTCAGACCCTCTAACAAGCGCTGTATATGCGTATGTTACCGAAATTCCGTACTATGAAAACTACATGGCTGCTCTTGGGTTCGATGATGTATTCGAGTTTTACAAGTACTCCAGTGACAACATGGATGAAACGCTCGACTACGAAGATATGGTTAGTGCTTTAGTTACTGACCCAGAAACAGCAGACGATGTTCTTAAGCCAGACGTTATTCGTAACAGACTACAGGTTGCTGGTAGCTCTGGTGAAAAGGGTCTGTTTAGAAATAAGAACCTGACCCGAAAGATTGAACGTCTTGTTGGTTTTGCTGTAAACCGTGGACCAGCTTGGCGTCAGTTTTCTGGAACCAACACAGAAGAGCAGCTTGATCAAGCAATTGATGCATTAAAGCGTGTTGGAGATCAGGAGTTTACAAAACAATTAGAGGAAGCAGGCGCTAGTGAACTCAGAGGAATGCAATCAGGACGATCTCTTGAAGAAGAGGTCCGATCAGATTCTGAAATGCCAGGAGATGGCATTGAAGAAGAGATTGATAGTCTGGATGAAGTAGACGCCTCCGCTTCTGAGACTGCTGCTGAGAGATTTGCTGAAAGGTTTAGAGATAAACCACGAAAGCTGAAGCGCACTCTTCGTGCTGCCGAAAGATATAGAGAGCAGCTTACTGGAATGCCCAGAGACACTAGCGAAGACCTTGAAAGCAAGCCATATGTTCTTCCTGGTCTTGCTCCTGAGTATGTTGATGCTCCAGTTGAAGAGCCTGTAGTGGAAGCACCACCGCCTCCTCCTGCAGTACGGCCACGCGTACCTTCAGGAGTAGCCACTACTGGCCGACCAACAGATGTAATTAGAACAGAAGACTTTCCGAACCTTAGAGGTGAGGATGAATCTACGGATAACTCCAAAGAAACTCCAGAAGAGAGGCGTGATAGGATTCGTAAAGAGCGTTTAGCAAAGCTAGCTGCAAGAGATAAAAAATAAACAATGGCAAACAAGTCCCCAAATGCACCGGCTACGAATACGTCTCCAATGACGGAATCGCTTGCGTTTAATCCAGTTATTCCTGTAGTAGATTCACCAGAAGCCCAGTCAATTAGTGCAGAAATTACCGCTGAAGAGCCGGATGAAGATAGCTGGTTTGGTTCTTTTTTCAGCGATGATGAAGAGGAAGACCCGCAGCCAGCGATTGGTGACCAACTTCACTTATCAAGCAAGGACCTCCCTAAACGGTGGAACTCTGCTAAAAAGGCTGTTGATCCAGAGGCTGCACGTATTGAGATAGCCAGAACTCATAGTGCTCTTCCTGTAGATGAAATCGAGGAGCAAATAGACGAAGAGTCTGGTCTTGTTCCAATTGTAGTTGAAGGGGCTAAAGACGCATACCACGGAACTCGGAACGCTTATCACAAGTACACCCCTGATGTGGTCAAACCAGTAGTAGACAAGACAATAAAAGCTGGTGGGTTCTTGTTGGGAAACCTTGAGTATGGTGATGTTCCAAGAAGTGAGTCTTGGGCTCTGGGCTACTTAGCTGGTTCGTTCCTTCCTGATACAGACACAAGGTTTGGAAGCGCTCTTGGAGATGTTGCAGGAAAAGCTCTTCGATACAGAGAGCAGTTTCGTGATCTCAAAGACTTTGTAGACGGAAACGAATTTGATTCAGAAAGCCAAGAAGATGACTATTACGATCAAGTAGAAGCTTTAGGTAAGAACATTTATTCAGCTTTTGCTGATTCAAAGCTGTATGACAAGGCGATTAACACCAAGGGATACTTTATTGATAGGCCCGATTGGTGGGGCGTTCTTCGTGGCGGAAACGCTACTGGTCAAGACCTTTTAGATATTGCTTTTCCAATTGATATGATGAAGCGCCTGGAGGCCAACTCTCCAAAAACAAGGCACAAGAACTTAGACCCACGATCTTCTGCCTACATGGTTAAGCATTTGTCTGACCCTGTTTCTCGCATGGGTATGGGATTAGCTCTTGAGGTTGTAGCCGACCCGCTTTGGTTTGCTGGTCCAGCTAAAGCCACACAAACCGTAAGCCTTGCCGGAAAGGTTTACAACCTTAGTGAGTCTGGTGCTCGCGTAGCTGGGCATTTAGAGAGGTATAGCGGTATTGTTGGTGGGTCTTCTTTCCACCAAAAAAGAGTTGTAACTGCAATTGTTGGTGATACAGATAAGGCTAACGACGCAAGAGCGGTCATCCTTGATGTTGCAGATAATGCTGTCGAAGAGTCTTCTGCATTCGTTAATAAAGCAAATCACTTTGAAGTACTGTCAAACAAAGTCAGGGCTGGAGAAAGCGTAGAAGATGCCGTACTTTCTTTGCGTAGAGAGCTAGAAAAAGAAATAGCAGAGTTATCTAAACTCGCTGATAAGTACTCTGATGCGTCTAAGGGTAGCCGAGTAAAAGCAGACTACAACGCTGTTCAGAAGAAAATAGCTCAAATACAAGAAGACATTGCAACTATTTCTGGTTCAGTTGATAAAGACAAGCTTGCTGATGCGCTGCTTGCTAAATCAGTTGGTCTTTTAGACACAGCGGTTGCCCACAGGTCTGCAGCATCTGAACTCAGATCATACGTTGATCTTGTTCGTAGGTCTAAGCCTGTAGACGCAGGTCTTAAGGAAGCTACTGGTCTTCCAATGTTTGGAACATGGCATATTCCTTTTTCCGAAACAACCTACACGATTGCCAAAAGAAGCGACATTGAGGCTGCTGGGAAATACGTAAACCAAGCATTAGATAAAAATAGCTTTCTTACTGCTGGTGTTCGTCTTGTAAAAGAAGGGGCCAAGGCGGCTTCCGAGTCAGCAATTGTAAAGAAAGTAGACGACGCCCGTAAGGCTGGAATGCGTGGGTTGGAGTCTTTGTCGGAGGGAGAAAAGCTTGCTTGGCTTGCTTCTAATATCGGCCACCCCCTTGTTAGAGGTGGTCAAATTGCTGGTGCTGGTGTTCGCGCTGCTGGAAGTAAAGCCGCTGACTGGACATACCAAGGCTTAGACACTCTTGCTCAGCTTATTGGTACAAGACATTGGCAAGCTTTAGCTGCTTCTCGATCTCTTAAGCAAGAAATGGCATTCTATGGCGCTCGTGGCGCTAACCAGCTTACGCTGACTGCTGCTGATTCTGGTTTGCTTCGTCTTAGGCGTCTTCGTCCTGAGCTTTGGGAAAACTACCAGAACTCAGTAACCAATTACATGAAGCAACTTGCTTTCTTGCAAGGAGAAACCAGCCTTAAAATTAATCAGATTTACCGATTAGCCGGTGGAAAAGATGGGAAGGGCGGCGCTTTAGCTGAGTGGAAAAAGAAGATTGAAACAGAGGAAATCCCTCAGTTAGATGCTGACATTGCCCGACTTAAGGAAGAGCTTAAAAACCCACCTTTTAAATCATTTCTCTTGACAAGAAACCCACAAAAAATTCAACGAGAGATCCGGCACAAAGAAGCGATTAAGGCAGAACGTCTTGAAGTTCTTTCAGATGAGTACGGCGTCCAGGAGTTTATGCAAGAAATACACAATCTTGTTGAAACTGGTGCAGGAAAACTAGAACAAAATCCATGGCTTAGGTCTACAGCAGACAAGCTAAATGATCTAAAAGTTCAGTTGGCGGATAACCTACAAATACCTCTTGAGGAGGTTGAGCAGGCCCTGGTTGCAATAGCTCGGTGGGCTTCTGGTGATAAGCAAGTTTCTGCTGGAATTGCTGATCAGATCTTCCGCCTTCGTCAGCTTAGTGAGGGTGCTGAGAACGTACCTTCTTTATCAACTTCTCAAATGGACCAACTAACTGATGCTCTATCGGTAAAGTTAAAAACTAGGTCTAAGCTTTTGCGGTCTGTAACCACAAACAAGCTTGCTGAGATTATATACAGAACACTTGATATTGCTGGTGAGACTCGATTTGGCGAAGAAACAGCGCAGGCAATTGATAATGCTCTAATGAAGGCCCTCAATGGCGACAGAGAGCTAGCTGATGAGATTCTTCAGTATGCTGCCGGTGTATACGGAGGAAGCCCTCACAGCGCATTGAGGCTCTTTGCGGCAGATGTAACCGGAGACCTTCAAAGGGTTGCAGATGCAGCAAACTCATCGACTATAAAGTTTACTGCAGATCCAACCAAGATTACCCCGTTTCACCCTGGAGGCGTTCATCCGAATAGAATGGCTGACCATCCTGAATACAAAGGCATGCCTGCCGACGCTACTTTTGAAGAGTTTGTTGCGTATATTCAGAACCAGAAAAAAGAGCATGGTGCTATCTATGATATGGATAATGGCCAACAAGTATCCTCTGCTATTGGAACAGAGACGACTGTACACATAGAACAAAATCTTGATTGGCGGTATGTAGATGAGCTTACAGCAAAGGGTACGGCTGTATCTATACACAACCACCCAAACACCCCAGGCGTTCAGGTTGGAGCAAAAGCTTTAGAGAAGATTGGTAACGACATACTTGATGTGGCCAATCTTCGTCACCATGAACAGTCAACGCACATAACTTTTAGCTTTAATGACTTGATTGCTGGTGTCGCATTAAACGAAAAACATATTTTAGTTGCCAACCCAGACGGAAGTCTTTGGAGAATTGATAGACCAAAAGGCGGATGGCTTCGTGTTGATGATTATGAAACCCAATACACTCAAAGGTTAAGAACCCTTACAGATGACGGAACCCTTGAGGAGCTAAAGGGCGCTCATAGCAGAATAGTTGAGAGCGTTGGAGAAGAACTCAACCCAAAAATATCTTGGTTAGAAAAAGAACTTGAGCAAATTAACGAAGCTTTTAGTTCTGGTGTAATCGATAAGAAAAAACGTGATAGCCTTAGAAAGCTGACACTACAAGCTGGCTCTCAATGGATTTTGGGAGAATCACAAAGGCTTATTAATAAAAGGCTGGCAGATTTATATGAAGAAGTTTTTGGATCAAGACCTTATAGACAAGTTGGACCAGGCCGATACTCAGCGACTGGACCAGTACGCAAAGCTCAATCAGATGACTCTTTCAAAGTTGAACGAAGTCTTCTTAAAAACAGAGTCAAGCAGTCCATTGAAGACTTCAAACTCAAAACAGACGCGCAAATAGAAGAGATTAGGGCGTACAGAGTTGGGTCTAAAACAAGAGAAGACCTTATTTTTTTACAAGATGAGTTGTTAAGCGGGATTGCTGCTAAAAAGGGCGAGGCCCAATACAACATAGAAAAGATACTGTTTGATAAGTTTGACTTTGATGACTTAGACGAAATACCAGAGCAGGCCGAAGACCTTCTTAGTGAGATATTCATTTGGGCGGACACCGACTATCCAGGCGGAAGGCCGGTATTTGAAAACGGAAAGCAGGTATCAAGAAGCGTTGATGAGTGGATGGCTCAAAAGTCTGAAACTCTGGACATGGACGACTTTTCTAGAGAAGAAATTCAGTCTATGTTGGATGATGCAATCGACATCAAGAACATGGACTCTAAACTACAAGAGACACTTGACACTCTTGTTGGAGCAAAGAAGGTTCTTGAAACTCGTAGAGGAGAAAAGTCCCTTGGTAAGGTTGCTATTCGCAAAGAAGCTGGGAAGCTTAGAAAGCAACGAACAGACGATGTACTAAAAAATCTAATCGAAGACAGTACCAGTCTTCCAGACGCTACGTCTCGCATTCGGCAGGCATTTGATGAACTATTAGATGTTCCAAATGAGCCGTTTTATAACAAGCTTAAAGATGATCTTGCGGCGACATTAGCTGACTACTCTTTTAGACGTAAATATAAGTTTGGAACTGCTCTTAGAGAAACCAGGGAGCAGGGCCGTAAGCTTGTTGGTCAAGAACTAGAGAACCTAAAGACGCAGCTTGCAGAAGAAATACCTGCACTAAGAATCCCTGACATGGAGAAGGGTATCACTACAAGGGTTGATGGTGTCGTCAGCTTCGGTAAGGGCACCAAAGGTAAGCGACGTATCGTCGTTAAACCTCAAGGTGAAAAGGCGCAAGAGTACCTTATTCCGAAGGGTAAAAAGATCGTTGTTAAGGAAGGTGACTACGTTCGTGCTGGTGACTTACTCACGGATGGAAGAGACATTGTTGTTCCTCTTAAGGAGTGGGAGCTTAATCTTTGGGAAAGGATGCAAGACCTTACTGCTAGCCTATCTGAAGAAGAGACCCTTCTTGCTGTGTACGCAAGCCTTGCAGAAAGCCCAAAGCTTGTAAACGCAAAGACTATCGGTGAGGACGCATACAAAGCTCTTAAAGATAGGTACAAGAGCCTTGTTGGCCGTCGAATGGGTGAGCTACCTGAAGAGCTTAAGCCTGTAAAGGAAGCGTACCAGGGCTTAATTAAGCAGTATGAAGACTTATACGTAAAGTACGGTATGGACTTTGTTAAGTCTCCAGAGGATATGCTTCGTTTTTGGGGTGTCATTGACTATGCGCCACACATGAAGCCAACGGCAAGAAAGATACTTACTGGAGAACCTCTGACCAGTGAAGCTGCTATTGTTAAATACAATAAAGATTTAGAGCAGGCTTTTGGTTCTGGAATGGACCAAAGAAAAAGAAGAAGCATAGTTGGCACCATTGCTGAAATTAACGATGTTGCTGGGAAAACTATGTTTTCTGTAGACCCAAGCGCACTTCTTGGTCGATACATGAAGGCGGCAAAAACAATATCAGGACAAGAGTTTATGCTTTCTCTTGTTGCTGGTGGAGTTATTAAAAGCTTTGGTCCAAAGCACCCTTATGAAAATGCACTAGAAGTACTAGCTAATAAGTACAGGTTATTTCAAGACATAGAGCTTGATAGTGTATCTCATGAGGCTCTTGAGGCTGCTGTTCGTGCAAGAGCCAGTAGTGATGAGCTTAGGTACCTCGACGAGGTATCTCTAGCAAGCGGTAGAGAACTTGTGTCTTCTTCCCAAAGGGCTGCAGATATGCAGTACCTACCGATATTTGAACGCGCTGTTCCAAACCTTAGTAATGATCTTGTTCTTGGTGGAACAAAATCTGACTGGGCAAATGAAGGTCTTGTTCCTGAAAAAATTCTAGAGCAGTTTAAAGATGCGGGATCTAAGCCTTACGTTTCTACAGACGACAAGTTTGCTACCTTTATTAGAGAGTCCAGGGCTGTACGAGAAGGCGACGAGATTATTGCATCTCTTGCTCGAATTAAAGCCGACCAGTACGCAAAGGGAGAAGAGCTATACGATCCTGTAGCAAGGCAACGTGAGCTTTATCTTCAAGAACTACGGAGGTTTGTATCACTCCTTAACAAGAAAGGAAAGAGTGTTGATGAGGTTCGCGCAGCCGTTGACAAAAAGAGAGATTTGCTAAAAGAGAGGGCGTGGGATGCTGTGTCCAAAGAAATGAATTCTTTGGTATCTAAGTATCCTGAGCTTCGTGTTCCAAAGGGTCAAGCGCTAAAGGGTTTCTATGCTCAAGGAGCAGAGGCTTGGAACTTGTATGTTCCCGCTGTAGTCAAGCAATCAATGGATGAACTCTTTAGTCCAAAAAGATTTGCTGATTCTGGTCTTGTTACAGGTCTACAGAAGTTTAATAATTTCTGGAAAGCAAGAGTCACTATTATTTCTACTGCTTTCCACACCAGAAACTCTGTATCAAACGTGTTTTCAAACATGCTTGATTCTGGTTTGGCCACCCTAAACCCAGAGGTTGCCTTTAATGCTGGTCGATTATCAATGCTGTCCCATATCTATGAAAGGTATGGGTCTGTAGAAGAGGCTCGACGAATACTAAGCATGCCGAGGGGCGCCAAAGAAAGCAAGCTTCAACACAATTCCAGAAAAGCAGCACGTAAGATTCTGGACGAGATCGATACTAAAGGCGCTGTATACGATCTTGGTGATGGGGTCGGAAGAACTGCAGATGATGCTATAGGAATATTAAGAGAGCGTGGCGTAGTTGCTGGTGGCCTTCAGCAGTACGTAGATATTGGCACCTTTGAGTCCTCGCTTGCAGACGTATACGTCAGCGCAGGACTAGATAGAGACTTAGAAAAGGCTAAGAGGGG